CTTGTTTGTTAAAAAATCATCTTCAGTATATACATACCTAACTTTATAATAATCATTAAAAGACTTATTTACTCCATCCTGCTCACTTCTTGCGTTAGGTCTAGCTGTTCCTGTTGATGCTAACTCTATTTTCTCATTAGCTATTTTATTTAATTCTTTTTCATAATTAAAATCTTGATGCTCTCCATCTACTACTACTTCTTCTACTAATTCCCAATCTTCAGGAATATCCTCTAAAGTCGCTAAGAACGCATCTAATTCTGTTTCTTCGCTTAGTTTACAATTACATTCTTTTTTTAGACTTGTAATTTGTTCGTGATTCTCGCAAGGCATATAGTAAGTCTTGCCATCTTGCTTATGAGAATGCGAACCACTACATCCAATTCTTTTAGCTTCTGCTTCAGCTTCTTCTTTTGTTTCAAATAAAGGTAATTCTACGCCATCTGTAATCATTGTTCCTACCTTAGCAAAGTCTTCTCTTACTTCTACATCTAACGGAGCAAGTCCTAATTCGTCTCTTATCTCAGTCTCAGTCATAACTGCCTTCAAGTCTTCGCTTGTAAATTCTAAAGTGATAGGTTTAAGCTGAACAAAGTTCACAGGCATATCCATATCATTTACTTTGAATATCTTTCTAAGTTCTTTTACGATATGGTCTTGGTATGGTTTTACAACTGTATTAAGGTAAAAGTTTGCTGCTGCATTAAGCTCGTCTACATTAGAACCTAATCCTGTATCGTTTTTAATACCCATAAGCATAGGAGAAGTAACGCGATGCCCTGTAAGTATATTCTGAGTCAGTAATTCTTGTAACGCTAAATATTGCTTATCAGCATCAGACATACTAATTGGAACAATCTCAGGAGTTCTAGTTCTATCATCGGAGAATGTAAGTACGAATCTACCTGCTGCTTTTTCTCCTGTAAATTTTTGAGCAATACTTTGCTCTATTTGTCTTCTTTCTTCTGCTGTAGGTACTCCATTTGCAAAACTAATAAAGTAGCTTCCTGCAAAGCCATTAGATATATTAGATAAGTGATACTCTGCTACCTTTTGGTCTACTAACGCCCAATTATTAGCTGCTGTATAGTCTGGAGTGTGATATACATTCATATTAGGACTATAAAGACCTGAATATAATATCTGATTTGCACAAGTTCTGTCATTAGGATTAAAAGTAGGTACTCTATGAGGTTTATTAGTTCTTGTGTTTGCCCAATCAGAAGATATATAATACGCTTCTACTCTACCCATTTTATTTGGCTTCTCTGCCCTTAACTTTTCTACAGGTATATGGTATATCTCTGCTATCTGAGTTCTGTCCTTAGACCACACTATATTGAGTGCAAACGCCCCTTGTAGTTTAAAGTCAAAGGCTATTTTCTTAATTACTTCGTGTAGGCTTTCATTTGAATTAGCTCTATCCATAAAGTGCTGTAGCTTAACTCTAGCCTCTAAATTTCTATCTTCTAAATTTTCTATTACTAGGTTTTCAGCAGCTACCATTTCTGCTGTAGCATTAATAATGGCTGCCTGAGTTGAAGAATTGTAATATAAATCAATTAAAAACTGAGGGTATAAGTTTGCCCAATTTTCTGTTCCGTAACTTATCCAGTCTTTTCCTCTTTCTTCTACTACTTGAGGAGCTGTATCAGTTTCTAAGTTTATATTAATAATATTGTCTTTCATAGTTTATTTTTATTGTCCGTAGTATATGTAATTTGTTCCACTTGGTTCTTCTCGTTGTGTATATTGAACTTGTGCTGTACCATCTTTGTCTGTCACATTCATAATTCCTTTAGTGCAAATACCCATTACTACCCCTACTGTATCTGCTGGTTCTAGAACTTGCGTTTCTGTTGCAGGAGCAGTTGCAGGTAATAAACTAACAGTACCATTCCAAGCTACTTCGTAAACCTCATAAACATAAGTTCCTGCCATTTTAAAACTTGTATCTCCATTATAAACACTACTAGAATCTAAAGTAGCTTCATAACCAAACTGAATAGAAGTATATCTGTCTGTAATTGTACCTTTATTATAAGCATATTGTACTGACTTATCCATTTGGTTAATGAATTTGAATAAGTGTCTTATCTGGGTTTTCGGAACAAGTTTTCCTATTAGACTAGCACTTGCAGGAGTAGAATAAATATTGTAAATTCTATTATCTTCTGTAACTACTACTCCATCTGTAAAAAGAATAGGGCTTTTAGTTTTAGCTTGTATCATATTATATAATATAAAAAATGTATATTTATTTGCTTATATAAAAAAAGAGTAGCCGAAGCCACCCTTTCTTATGATGAACGCTAGATTACTCTATATATGGTCGAACCATACCACCCTCATCAAGCTATATAAAAACTGCAAATTAGATTAAGATGTAACGATACTTAAACCTGAAATACCTGAGTTAGAAAATGGAGCTGCACCTGCTGCTACATCTTCTAAAAATGCAAATGGAGATGGCTCCATTCCGTCAAATGTAAGAGTATAACCTCCTCTATCTCCCCAAGCAGCTCCAGAATCCATAGTTCCTGCATTAAGTTCCATTCCGTTTATCATTCCCATACAAACTATTACGTCATTCCCTGTAGCAGTATGAGTTGCATTAAGCTGAACAAAAATTCTTAATTTTGTCGCAGCCAATAACTTAATCTGATTTTGGTCTTCTTTTGTAAGTCTGTTTAATATTACATTTAAAGTAGGAGTATAGAAAACAGTTCCGTTTTCTCTTGACCCTGTTATAGTATCTGTCAAACTTGCAACGCCTAAAGGCATAGTATATCTGTATATCGTGGATGTTTGAAAGTCTATAGTATCAATTTCTAACGGATTAGTTGAATCATACGCCCAATCTGCTCTTGCAAAATCATCATAAACTGAAAAGTAAACATATTTTATTCCGCCTGATATTCGGTTACAATCTAGCCCTCTTCCCTTGCTTATTGCTGTACACGCCATATTTTTTTATGTTTTTAAGGTTAAGGAAGTAGAGGGTTTTACCCCCCTACTTTCATTTAATTTATTTGTTACGAAGTTAAGACAACGTCAGCTCCAATACCTACTTGCGTACCTCCTGAATATCTTGCTACAACTCTCATATTATCAGAACCATCTAAGTTAGCCATATCTAACATTTGGATTCTTGTTTGGTCTGAAAGTAAATCAGTTCCAAAGAAAAGATTTGACCTCTCTGCTGCAACTAATACATTATCTTTCATTCCGTTACAAACAGCTAATTTTATTCCTTCAAATACTGCATCATAATCTCTATTCATAGAGTAAGCGTTTACATATCCAAGCTCAGAGATTTTTGCTATGTATAATCTGTAAGACTTAGGAGACATATATATATGTAAGTCTTCTTTAGTATATACTGCTGTTGGTACTGCTGCAACAGTATCTGTTAGGTTAGTTATAATATTTGAAGTGTCAAAAGTTGCACCTGTTTTAGCTACATCAACTACTGTAGCATCTGTTACTAAGTGTCCAACACCACCACCTACAAAACCTGTAAACTCTCCTCCTGTTGCATCGTTACCTGTCCATATAGATTGTTCTGTTGCGTTTGCAATAATCTCACCTAAGTAAGAAATTACATAGTCATCAAAAGATGCTGGAGGTGGAGCACCTGCTCCTGCTCTCATTTGTGCAGCTTCCCAAGAATCTAATAATGTAGTCTTACAAAGGTCTGTATTGATTTGTAAATTTTTTGGAGTAAGAACTGCTTCAGTCATTGTTAATGTACCCGCTTCATTAAAGTTACACGAAGCGTCTGCTACCATACTCGCTCCTGCCATTTTTTGAATGTTACTCTTATACTTGATATTTTCTATCATTGTCAAAAACTCTATAGAGTTTGCTTGACGTAATGCAGCCGAGATGTAGAATCCTGCTGCTTTCCCTGCATAATTACTTGTTGTTGCTAATGCCATTTTTTTGTTTTTTTTATGTTAATATTTTTATTTATATAATTCGTATAAATACCTTTCTTGTTTTGTTAATTTCGACAATTCTCTTTTGCTTAAAGGTTTTCTGTCTTCACTAAATTTATTAGTATTGATTGGAGCCTCAGCAGGCTTTGCTGATAACTCTGCTTTTAACCTTTCGTTTTCAGCTTTTAATTCTTCAACTGAAAATTCAACTACTTCTGTAGTCTTAGTCGTTTTAGTTCTAGGGTTTTCAGAAGGAGCTGGAGTTTCTTCCATTTCTACATCTTCTGTTTTACCTTCGCCTAATCTTGCTTTAATGTCAGCTATTGCGTCTTCAAGATTATCAACTCTATCTTTCATCTCTTCGTAAGACTTTGCCCAATCTGCCTTCTCTGCTGGGCTTTCGTCTTCTTCTTCTTCGTAATCATCTTTATCGTCTTCAGCTAATTCAGATGCTTCAACTTCTTCTTCAGTAACTTCTTCTTCAGTTTCTGATTCTATTACTTCAGCTACGATACCTTCTTCTTCAACTCTGAATGATACTCCTGTATCAGTCTTGTATGTGCCTACTGGTAATAAAATTGTAGTTCCATCTTCAGTTAAAACTGAGATGTCTACGCCTGCTTCAAGTTCTTCGGCAGTAGATACGTAAATTGTACCATCTTCGCCTTTTGACTGCCAAGCGAGCTTAATTTCTTCGTCTTTATTTAGACCAAGAGCTACTAATATTTGTTCTTTAATGTCCATAGGTTCTTTTTTTATATAATGTAATTAATTAATTTTTATTTGATTTTTAGATTTTAACTTAGATAGTTACTTATTTTTTGCCTAACATCTATAAAAGATTTTATTGCACTATCATACTTAGATATATTTACTTTTAAACCTAAGTCTTTAGCAGCTTTTTGAAATTCTTGTAGTTTGTTTGACATTAAACCAACCATC